GCGGTTAGTAGTAGTCTTTTTTAAGTTATGCCCAATTTTACGAAAGTCCGAATAATACGTAATACGAATTAAATTTTATTTCTCATTATTAGAATATATGGCAAAATAAAAAGACCTAACATAAGTTTCATCAATTGTCAAGCCTTTTTATTCGATTTGGGTAAGGATTTGCACCTTACATGATTGCTTTTCATGGGGACGTGCCCATCAATCTATGGTCATAGCGTCTACCTATTCCGCCACCAAATCTATTCAGTTTTCAAAGTACAGCGTAAGTTAATAGATACAAAATCAGAATGTGATATTTGCGCTCCACGACACGGCTATTCTGTTTAGTCTCACGTATGAGTTGTTTGCTAATGTCGATAAGATAACTATAACATTAAAATTTGATCAAGTCAACGTTTTTTATTGTGAATGAGCCGTTGAGTTTTACAGCGTCCCTTTTTACGTCATCATGGAACGTTACGTGTTGGTGGCAGTCGAAGCATAGCAGGGTCAGGTTGTCAATATCAAAGAAGTTATCCTCACTCGCAACCTCAATGTGGTGTGTGATGAATTTTCCAGTGATTATCGTGCCACACCTAGAACAACGACCATTACACTTATCAATCACGGCTAGTTTAGTTCTATCCCATCGTTTTGTATGATATAAATTGTCTAATGATGATTTCTCATATGCCATGTTAACTATCCTTATCAATAATCTCAATAGCGTGGTTCAAATACCAAACTGCTTTTTTTAAGTCTTCTTTTAACGTACCTTTGAATGGCGCACGGAAGATATACTTGATTGCGTTTTGAATATGACCCGAGTAACTAGCCGGGTAATTGGGAACGACCTCATCAATCACATCAACGACCTCAAAGGAGTAGCTGTTATAGTGTTTTGGGTGATTTACCTTATCTTCATTTGTTACTTTCTTCACATTTGGTAAGTATTCAGAAGAACCAATTGTAAACGAGTACTCCGAGGGGATAAAATCGTGAGTGTTTAGGAAGATACGTGCATAGACTTCAGAAGAGAACACAATAGCTTCGTTTTGGTCGCTTGTCATCTTACCATTCTCGTCTTTAACATATAAGCCGGTTCGTCTTGATTTAATAATTACCTTTAAACTCATTTCTTCTTCGCTCCTTTAATTCTTACAATAACATAGTTCTCATCATCTACTACTCGTTTGTGCTTAATCTCTTGTATATAACGGTCATCGTCCCACAATTCAAGTTCATTAATACTATCAGCAAGGAATTTCTCACCAGCCGTCATGTTTCCTAAATCAAGGTGTGTTGACGTGTGCCATTCATAGTAAACAGTTGTGTTATTCGCTCCAAAATAGTTCTTAACGTCTATCTGGTTGCGTATCTCGTGTTTAATGAAGAGTTGTTGTCGTTTCTTTGTTCTACCATACTTATTTTTATCACTAGACCAGCACATCTTAGCTATTTCGTTCCAGTTGACTAATTGTGTTTCTATTTTCAACTCCAATATCATATATTATCCTCCTGTTAAATGTCTGCTTATATTATAGCATAAAGTTTGATGTAATACTATAGGAAAACAATATGCCGTGGGTTGACACACCATTTTATCTAAATACACACCATTTTCATGCAAGGTGTAACCGAGCTAACCGTTGGTATAAAAGAGTTTGTGTATACTCTACTACACCATTACACCATTTTATTTATTATTATTATTATTATTATTATTATTATATATATAGCAGAGCAAAAGTGGTGTGACCGTGTAGCAAATAGCACGAAACCCCCACGGCTTATGGGTTTATAGGTGTTTTTAGTGGTGATTTATGGGGTATAAAGTGTGAAACATAATGTGTTATTTAGAACCATTAAAAACAAAACTATAATTTGCGTTTGACATTCCAGCTTTGATGTGTAATACTATATTCATACACAGGAGGTAATAATTATGAATGAAGAAGATTTGAAAGAACTGGAAACTAATGTGCCACCAGAAGAAGAGTCCATGGCTAATAACATTATTGATTGGGACGTTATGGAAAACAAAAAAAACCGTGAAGAATTAGAGGGTAAGCTACAAAAAACACAAAAAGGTGAATTGAAGCGATCATTATATAATCTCTCTGAAATAATAAGTAACGATGAAAAACTAAAGGGATTGTTTGCATTTAATGAACACAACAACCTCATATCATTGACTCACGATTTGGATTACTACAAGTCTGGATATAATTTAGATAGTGTTGACACATATATATCTGTTCATATATCAAAAACTTACGGATTAGACTACGCTCCAAGTTCTGTTAGGTCTGCATATGTCAACGAGGCCTTTAAACATCGACACAACCCCTTAAAAGAACACTTTAGAAAAGCGTTTAAGGAATATGATGGTAAAAAGAGGTTAGATAGATTATTTATTGATTATTTGGGAGCAGAAGATAATGATTTGACAATTAAAATGACAAGAGCATTCTTTGCTGGTCTTATTCATAAAGTAAAAAACCCAAGTGTTAAGTTTGATTTAGTCCTTGACTTAGTTGGTGGACAAGGGTTAGGTAAAACTACTATATTTGAAAAGTTAGGTGGCGATTTTTATACAGACTCAATCACTTCTTTCACAGATAAGGATAGTTTAATCGAAATGAGTAAAAATTTGATAGTAAACGATGATGAAATGGCCATCACTGATAAAACTGACTTTTCGACATTAAAATCCTTTGTAACAAAGCGTACTATGAATATTAGAGTGCCATATGCTGAAACGAGTAAAGATTATCCCAAAGGATTTGTTCTCGTACGTACAACAAACAACAATGAATATTTACGTGATAAAACAGGTAACCGTAGATTTATGACTATGATGGTGGGAACAGAAAGTAGAACTAAAAATATATTAGATTTTACTGACGACTTAGCTTTTCAAATATTAGGAGAGGCAATGCATACTTTCGGTCACTATGTTAGTTACCCAGTGCATTTATTACCAACACCATCAGAATTAGAACAGGCTCAAAGAATGCACCAATATCAATCAATCGAAGAAGAACAGATAATAGAATACTTAGAGTCCAATCCTCACATAAAATGGGTCACTAGAAAATCATTAATGGAAAACGCACTAGGTGATACAAAAGCGTCTGTTAATTCAGGACTAGCTAATAAAGTTGGGTTCATAATGAGTTCGTTGTCTGGCTGGGATTATAAAAATCAGAAGATTAACGGTAAGTCACAAAGAGGATATGAAAGGGTTGACGAATGATTAAACTAGATGAAAAGAAACTACGTAAAGGCAAAGCTATCGGACTTCCTTATGTTGGTAGTAAGAAGAAGATAAGTAAAAAGATCGTAGAAATAATCAAGCAGAATTTTGGAACTGATAAGACAGTTTATGATGTATTTGGCGGTGGAGGTGCAATCACTGCGGAACTGATGATTAACGGTATAGATGTTGTTTATAATGACTTAGATAAAACAATTACTGACATGTTTAACCGTGTTTTGCATCAAGACAGGGAGTGGGTTAAAACGTTAATTGTTAGTCGTGACGATTTTTTTAGAATTTTAGGAAAAGAAAATAAAACAGTAGATGACGAATTAAAGTTACTGGTAAACAGCTTCAGTAACAATCGCAAAAGTTATTTATATAGCAAAGAATTAAGCGATATAAAATATAAGTTAGCCGTTGAAATTTTAGAAAACAGCCAATCATTAAAATATGATTTTTCAGACTATTCCAAAACAAAAACATACATCGAAAAGGTGTTCAATAACGAAAAAATATTTAAAAAATGTATTGATAACAGGACAGGCAAAAAAGTAATGCATTCTCTTTCCCAATTTAATCGTTTAACGTCTATTGCAGACATACATCAATTAAACAGTTATCCAAAAACAACAAATGAAGACTATCACTTTTTTTCAAACATCAAAGATAACATTTTATATTTAGATCCACCCTACGAAAACACAGAAAATGGTTCATACAAGTCACAAATTGATTATCAAGATTTTTATGATTGGGTTTATGAAATGTCAAAAAACAATATCATATTATTGTCTAGCTATGAAGTATCTGATGATAGATTTGAATGCGTTTATGAATTTAAAAATGCACGAAGTACTTTTTCAGGTGGTAAATCTGGAAAAAGAACAGAAAAGTTATTCATGGTGAAATAATATGATTAAAGAATTAGCACATTACTTTATCAATCAAGGAATACACGTGGTAGCGCTTACACCTAAAAAGAAATATCCCAACTATAAAGGTTGGCAGAGTAAACGTTTGACAATTGAACAAATAGATAGGGCATTAGATAGCGGATATGGGTTAGGAATTGTACCCCACGGCGAGTTTGTTGTTGTTGATTTAGACGCAGACCATGAGAGCGGAGCAAATGGGATTGAGAACTTTATTGCAAATTTTGATTATTACGCAACTATCACGGCTTATAAAGACAATTCCACTAACGAACATCGCTTTTATCAGAATACGTATGGTTTAAATATTCGTAAGACTGGCGATAGTGCTATAATTGATGGTGTTGATATATTTAGTAAAGATAATCTGATTACAACATTGCCATTTTACTATTTTGAAGATTTAGATCTAAACGAACCATTTCTCGAACAATTAGGGCCATCTCCAGAACGATTTGAGTTATTAAAGGTGTATGACGACAAGCCGGTGGAAGTTCCTAAATTAAACTTTACAAAACACAACATCGAGAATTACTTAAAGAAAGTGCCACAGTTTGAAGTTGGTGGTCGTTCGGCTAGTTATCGTAAACTTATATATACAATGGTCGTTCGTCGGGGTATGGTATATGACGACGCACGAGACGCCATTATAAAGTGGGACGCTGACGGTATTAATTATCAAGAAGAAGAACCAACACAGTTTTACCACTCAATTAGAAATCCCTTGACTTGAAAAGCAGAATATATTATTATGTGAGTATGGAGGTTTTTATATGTGGAAAAAAATAAAAGGTTATGAAAACTATAAAATTAGTGAATATG